AAGAGACAATGGAAATGGCTGATGACACACTCGACCGCAAGTTCTTCCTCAAGGCAGACGTCACTATCTCACGCTGCTGGGGTGGTGAAGCCCTTGCAGAGTTCTAGCCACACTTTCACGTCCGACGAGGTAGGGTGCTGCCTGCTCTGCACACTCAACGAACAGGCTCATTCCTAATGGCAATCAAGCAGCTACCCTCTACTGGCAAGAAGCTGGTCTCCGCTACCAAGAAGCCCGGTACTAACCGGTGGAATGGGCCTCGTGGCACCTGGCCTACCACAGACGATGGCCGTCTCATCATTACCCAGAGCATGGTCAGCACGTTCGTGGAGTGCCCTCGCGAGACGTACTACGGCATCATTCTAGGCCTGCGCCCACGTCTCGAGAGCAAGCCTCTCACACGTGGCACCTGGGTTCACGCGCTGCTCGAGGAGCGTGCCAAGGGGGGCGACTGGCGTGCTCTGCATGTAAAGCTGACTAATAAGGCTGAACGCACCACCTTCGCTGAAGAGACAGAGGGTCTGGCTCTGGAGTGCTACAACATCCTGCTCAGTTACGAGTACGTTCACCGTGCAGAGAAGCTGACACCTGTGGCTGTAGAGTTCACTGTTGAGCGTCCCATGTTCATGGGTAAGGTACTGTACCGGGGCCGCATCGACATAGTGTGGCAGGACGAGAACGGCGACATCTGGCTCGGCGACCACAAGACTCACGCCACACTGCCGGACTGGCGTTACCGGGAGCTGGCCTTCCAGCACTACTCGTACCTGTGGGCTGTAGCCCGTGCTCCCCAATACTTAGCCCTGGGGTTGCCCCAGCCTAAGGGGTTCATCTACGACTACTGCCGCACCAGTGCCATCCACACCCCTAAGCTCACGCAGGCTGGCAAGATCAGTCGTGTGCTCAAGCCCTCTGGGACTACCCTGCCTGTGTTCACAGAGTGGCTTCGTGAGAACAACATGATGACCACTATCAAGGGCCGCGACCTGCTGGCTATCGAAGACGCCTCAGAGCGCGCCTACGTTGAAGAGTTCATTGTGGCCTTGAAGGGTAAGGACTACAGCAACGAGTTCCGGCGCGACAGGCTGGTCTTCAGCCCCGAGCAGGCAGAGCGCCAACGAAAAGCATTTGTGACTTCAGCTAGGAAGCTGCTAACATACAAGTGGAGCGACCCGGACTGTGTTGAGCGCAACCTTCACGCGTGCTCTGGGTTTATGTGCAACTATAAAGACCTCACTGTGTCTGACCTGATGCACGGCTCGAGCGAGATTGAGCAGCGTACTCGGTACGTGCACACTCGTGACCCCCTAGACTACTACCCGAACCAGAAGAAAGGTAATAAGAAATGACTAGTAAAGTTTCAGGACGCAAACAACAAACTCCTAAGACTGTTATTCCTACTCACCGTGATAAGTATGGTATATCAGACATGGGAGCAGCGAACAACGTAGTAGGATCTAACACTATACCGTTGCCTAACAACATTAGACTATCAGGAAAGAAACGTTAATGCAAACTTTCCTCCCGTATCCTGACTTTGCTGTTAGTGCTGCTTCTCTAGATATGAAGCGACTCGGTAAGCAGCGCGTGGAGACCATGCAAATCTTGAAAGCACTCCTGACAAACACAGGATGGGTAAATCACCCAGCTACCAAGATGTGGAAAGGATTCGAGATAGCACTGCTGGATTACCAGCTTGCTATATGCGACGAATGGTCACACGTGCGAGGTTATACCGACACCTGTGCCCAGAAGACAACTGTTCTAGTTTCAGAGCACCTGCCCAGCGAGGTTTACTCTTACATGACGGGCCATAGGTTTTGTGTTCCGCCCTGGGTAGGAGACGCTGCTTTCCACACGGCACACCAGTCCAACCTTCTGCGGAAGGATCAAGAGTTCTATGGACCGCTATTCCCTGGCGTTCCTAATGACCTCGAATATGTATGGCCCTCAAGAAAGGTATCATGAGCATCATCACTATCTATGGCCGACCTAAGGTGGGTAAGACCACCCTGGCCCTCAAAGGTGCTGTCAAAGGCAAGACTGCTGTCTTCAGCGCTGACCGGGGGCTGCTCGGTATTGACACAACCGGATTCACAGTCATCGAAGACCTTAGCACTATGAATATCAATAAGGTCTTGACCAGCGCGTTCATTCGCAAGCATGACAGGATCGTTATTGACACGGCTACTTCTCTCCACAACGTATTCCTGATGGAAGCCGGTAAGGGGCAGGCCAGCCAGCAGGCCTACGGGGTTGCTAACAACGGTCTGGCCACACTCCTGCGTACTTTGCGGGAAGACGCGAAAGAGGTAATAGTTACTGCGCAGGAAAAGCTTATTATCCCGAATGATGAGTGGTCTCCCGAGGACGACGACGAAGACGCGTCTGTCATGACAACCGTGGACCTCTCCCCTGGGGCTGCCAGCTCTCTTCTGCAGCTGTCTGACGCTATCGGCAGGCTGTACATCGCACACGTCAACGGAAAGCCCGTTAGACGCCTCTGGCTTGGACCGTCCAGCTACATTGTGTCCGGGGCACGTTCCAAGGTTTACCACGGCACACCGCCGTATCTCAAACAGCCCAGCATCGCAGGGCTCAACACACTTCTTGGCTGGACCCGCTAGTCAAGATCCGTAAAGATAACAAAGGATAACATCATGGCAAAGAAAATCCGCTTGGATTTCAGCAAGACCGAAGAGCGCTCCGGCTTCAACACCCGTCACATCGCCGAGGGCCTTCACAAGATGCGCATCGACTCGTGCCTCGAGACCGAGGCCAACGACGGCGTCTCCATGCTCGTCTACTCCCTGGTCCCGGCCGACCCGGCACTCAAGTCGCGGAAGTTCCCGTACTACTGCAAGCTTCAGCAGAACCAGCTCTGGAAGCTGCGAGACCTCCTCGTGGCTGCTGGCCAGTCGGTTCCGAAGCGCGCCATGAACATCGACCCGTCAATCGTGGTCGGCAAGTTCATCGCGGCTGAGGTCGAGGACGACACCTACCAAGGCACCGTGCGTTCGCAGGTCAACGGCACCTACGGTCTCGACATCCTCGACGAAGACGGCGACAGCAGCCAGTCCGAGGACGAGGACGACGAGTCCGAAGAAGAGCCCGAAGAGGAGTACGAAGAAGACGGCGAAGAGGAGGAAGACGACTCCGACGAGGACGAGGAGGAAGAAGACGTCGACTACACAACCTTCTCCCTGGCTGAACTCCGTGCCCGTGCCAAGGAGCTCGAGGTCAACACCGTGGGACTGAAGAAGGCCGAACTCATCGACGCCATCTCCGACGCGGAGGGTGACGCGGGCGAGGACGAAGAGGACGAAGAGGAAGACGAGGACGAGCTCGAGGACGAGGAGCTGGAAGACGAGGACTTCGAGGAAGAGGAAGAGGAAGAGGAAGAGGAGGAAGTGAAGCCCGCTGCGAAGCGACGCGTCGTTGCCAAGACCGCTTCCAAGGCTGCACCAGCAGCCCCGGCGAAGCGTACCATCATGCGTCGCCGCTGACCTCATGCAAGAAGCTGAGATAGTCCGGCGCATCCTGGCTATTCTCAACGCAATCGACGGGGTGTACGCACTACGCACCCACGGGGGTTCCTTTCAGCAGAAGGGGACCCCCGACGTCCTTGGCTGTGCTCATGGTAGATTCTTTGCCATAGAAGCTAAGCGGAGTGCTACAGAGAAGCCCACAGCAGCACAGTTGTATACCCTGAATAAATTCAATGAAGCTGGCGGAGTAACATTCGTCAGTTACGATCCCAAGGCTCAGGAAGTCATAGCGTGGATAACGAGTCTCTCCAACTAATCAGTAAGGTGTGGCGTCACTCTAATGTGACGGGCAGTGTCTGGATGCCGCACATATACAAGATTGGTCACAAGACAGAACAGAAGTTTAGGGAAGGCATCAACATAGATGCCAGTAACCCTACCTTCCCCGAACTGCGGGATTCAGTAGACTGGTATTGGACACCAGCCGTAAGCAGCAGCGACAGTCGCAAGGCCAAAGAATACCCCGCACAGCGCGCTATCTGGGTAGACTGCGACGAGTCTTACAACAACACACTTCTCGAGAGCCTCAAGCCCTCATACATGTGGGAGACCAGCCCTGGCCACAAGCAGGCAGTCTGGCTCATGCGCGATAAGATCGAAGCCAGTGAATTCCACCGCGACGGCTTCATCGGCATGTTGACACAGGCCCTAGGTGCTGACAAGTCTGGTGTCGACATCGGTCAGCTGCTTCGGGTTCCCAAGACTGTGCATCACAAGAGAGAGCCGTACACAGGCAGCATTCTTCGTTCCTCCGGCGTTCTTTACACCCGTGGGCAGCTGCTTAGCAGGGTGGCTAAGGGTTTAGGCTTCTCAGCAGGGCTGGCCTCTGAGCTAGGAGCAGACGACCCCTACGGAGACCGCAGTAAGGTTCTGTGGAGGTTCGCTCGTAATGCTGCCGAGCTGGGGCTGGCTGAAGACCTCACGTTCAAGCTCATCAAAGCTACGAAATGGAACAAGTGGGGTGACGACCCAGACAGGCTCAAAGAAGACATTGGACGGGCGTACAGAGAGCAGCCAGCACCCAGTAAGGCTGACCCTGAGAAGGTGCAAGCTGTCGAGCACTACGAGGCAGACTCTGACGACGAAGAAGCCGAACCCTGGGGCATGTCTACGGTTGATGAGTTTGCTACCATCATCCGCAAGCCGGTGTCGTGGGTGCTCCCCGGCATTATACCTGAATCGGGATGTGGCCTTCTTGTCTCAGCACCTAAGGTAGGCAAGACTCGTATCTCTATTGAGATAGCCCTGGGCCTTGCAACTGGTCGTAAGCCGCTCGGCATGGATATGCGTAAGCCGCTATCTGTCGGGTTTTTCTCGCTAGAAGATGGTGAATACCTGTTCTCAAGCAGGCTGGATGGTTCTCTCAATACCGACCACGGCAGGTTCAAGTACCACTGGGATGGCCACATCAAGCCGGACCTATCCTGGCAGGCACCGGAACCAATGAGCCTGTTCACTAACTTCACGCAAATAGACCTAAGCTCAGATGCGGATAAGCAGCGGCTATTGGAGACTATTGTCACCTATGAGCTGAAGCTGGTTATCATCGATACTCTGAGCATGGCTATCGGTAAGTCTGACGTGTCTAATTCTAAGGACATGTACGCTATCTTGAAAGACATCAAGGAAATAGCTAAGAAGACTAAGTGCGCTATCATGTTCATTCACCACACCCGCAAGCGTGTGTTTGAGAAAGGCGAATCTATTCAAGAGATGGTCCTGGGCAGCACGGCTCTTCACGCGTGGTGCGACTTTATCATGAACCTGGTGGCACCCCCAGAAGACGGTGATATGCTGCGCCTAGGTGTTCAAACCAAGATGGGAAATAACCTGCACTACATCGACAGTAAGCTGAAGATTGTCAAGAAGCCCGTGATAGAGGAAGCCTCGTAGGAACTTGGCGAACATGGGCTTGCGCAAAGTTTGAAGACGTGCTAAAGTCAACCCATGACAACCTCGAACAACATCAACCCCACCTTCGTCGAGTACGAGGGCTTCACCTATCTCACGTACAACGGTGAGTTCTTCAAGGGCTGCAAGCGTTGCGGTGGCTCAGGCCACTACTCGCACGACGGTGAGCACTCTCGCTGCTACGCTTGCGACAACACTTCCAGCAAGCTCGGCGAGGCCTTCGACAGCAAGGAAGCTGCCGAGAAGTGGTGCCACGGCAAAGCAGTACGCCTCGCACAGCGTGCCAAGCTGCGTGCGAAGAACCTTCAGGCAGCTGCGAACCGCATGCACGAGAACCAGCAGGCACTCCTCCTCTCAGCTCCCGACGTCTACGAGTTCCTCATGAACATCGTTATCGAGGATGACACGCAGGCTAACTTCGCCACCTACGAAGAGTGGGCAGCACAGTACGACATCAACGCAATCAAGATCGAGAAGGACTCGTTCATCCGCTCCCTGGCCGAGACCCTTCGCTGGGTAGCACCTAGCAAGCCCTTCACGGTAAACATGATCAACGCAATGCACTCTGCCATGGAGCGCCGCTCGGCTCGGGAAGCCCACTCAGCAGCCCACCCAGCACCCACAGGACGCGTTGAGGTTACCGGCGAAATCCTCTCCACCAAGGTTGTCCAGAGCGACTTCGGCACCGCGTACAAGATCCTTGTCAAGGATGACAGCGGGTTCTCAGTTTACGTGTCTCTGCCCAAAGCACAGGCAGACGAGGCGTACGAGGCCTTCGAAGAGGTTCATGGCCCTACGCACCTCATCGGCTACGGCGTCTGGTTCTCTGGCAGCGAGAACGAGCCGGAGCTTTACAAGGGCCTGAAGGGTCGCCGCATCAAGTTCACAGCCAAGCTCGAGCCCAGTGCAGGTGACGCCGCGTTCGCGTACGGCAGCCGCCCCAGCAAGGGATCCTGGCTGTAGGCCCAGGGCAGGGCCACCCCCAACCCTAGGTGTGGCCCTGCTGTATCCTAGGGCGATAGGCAAGGCACCAGCGCGTACGACACGCAGAAGAGCCACCCCCAGCTACAGGCCAGGGATGGCTCTTAGAAGTGCTCTGCTACCTACTGGCAGCTGTCACACTGTAGGTCTTCCATAGGATCCACAGGTACCACGTACCCAGATTCCGAGTCGGTGTTCAAAACTCAGCCAGGTGTCGTGGCTCGCTGGGAGCCACCACAAGGACTGACTGAGCCTTGGCTGACACGGTGGTCGGTTTCCACAGACCGAAGTGCATCGCGACAGCGACCAGGAAGGCAGTCAGCATCAGCACCAGACCCACACCCAGGTCGTAGGCCACACCTTGTGAGATGGACGCACCCAGCTCGGTGAGCAGTCCTGTGAGAGCCGCCAGCCCTGCCAGCACGATTGCCTTGACCGCGCTGGAAGTGACTCGTGTGGTGACCAGACCGGTCAAGATGGGCAGGAGCGTTGACACCAGCAGACCAATGAGCAGTGCCGGAGGCAGGTTGAATAC